CAGGGCTTTCACATAATCCTTTTCGATGAAAGGGTTCTCCTGCACCAGCGCCCCCAGGTAAACCATGTGTTCAGGCAACGTGTTTTTCAGGTTCGGCTTGTAAAACGTGTTGTACATCCAGTTCTTTTTCGGGTTGCACGTGATAAACAGCTTGCGTAAAAGCCCGTATTTGTCATTCATGTGACGTCCGACACGGGTTTTTAGCGTATCGTAAGCCCCGAAATTGATTTCCCCGCCTTCTTCAATCCAGCCTCCGGTATATTCCAGCGACCCGTAACGTTCATACAACGGGTCGGAGGGTAAATAACGAAGGTCAAGCATGTCAATTCGGCTTCCGTTTTCGAATTGCAGGTAATGGTCCTGCCCGTTGTACGAAAAGTCCACATCTCGCCTGATTCCGTACTGGCTGCACACTTTGAAAAAGGTTATCAGGGTTGATTCCCGGAGGCGTTTCAGGGATTCACGGCCTATAAACCACTTGGTGCCGGGATAGGCCATGCACTTAAACGCAAGGTCAGCACACCCTGTCCATGATTTCGAACCGCCTGCCGCGCCACCAAACAGAAACTCAACGTGTGTGTTGTCGTTCAGGATTTGAAGAGCCTGTTCCTGTTTTTCATGCTTTTTACCGTCGATCACGGTTATGAAATCGTAATCCCCGCGTTTGAAGAGTTCAATCTTCGTGGCAAGCAGTTGTGGTATGTTAGGTGTTTTTGGCACTGGCTTTTTCCTGAAGTTGGTGATAAAGCTTTAATTCTTTTATGCTCAGTTTGGATAAATCCATCGCCGGAAATAAATCGGATCCATCTTTACCTGTGTGTTCGTTTTTCAAGGGTGCGTCAAATCCAAGCATCTTACAGATTCGCTCTATGGTCCAGCTTTTACCATGCAAACGGATTTCAATCCCGTAACGCCCGTGTTTTATGCTTTCAATTGCTTCTATCTGCTTTTCGCTCAATAAGCTAAAATCATAAAATTTAATTTCAGACCCATCGAAATACACATAATCAGTTATTTTGGAATCTGCAATTGCCTGGAGTTTTTTGAGGATGTATTCTTTGGTGATGTCGCTTTTGGCTTTTTGTTCGGCTTGCATCCCTGACACGCTTGCCGTAATCTTGCCGTTTGCTAACAGTTCAACCGCTTTCCTGTTGATGGTGGAATCCTTCATTTTTGAACAATCGTAAGCAAAGCGATAAGCCTCAGAAGCATTGCCGCATTCAAGATATTTATTGCAAAATTTCTCCTGCTTTGGTGTAAGTCTCAATTCTCCCACAACAAAAATTTAAAGATTCCGGCAAAAGATAGGATAAAATTTCGGAAAGCGTATCAGACTGATATACTTTTTAGTTAAAATTTTACGCACTATTTCTCAAAAACAACCTTCGAACGCTTCAGGATGTCGGAAACGCGAGAGGCAATTTCACGGAAATCAGGATTAAATTTAAACTCATCAGGGTACTTGCGAAGGCTCCTTAAAACCGTTGCATGATTCTTATGCAGGTTCCGGGCTATCAGACTCTTGTTTTTTACGCCATGATTAAAAACCTGGTGCGTGTAAATCAAACGCGAAAAATAAATATCACGCTGTTTGGAAGCAATGGCATAATCCTTCAGCCGCATTCCGGTAACCTCCTGAATAGCCCCTTCCACTTTTCGGAGAACAAAAGAAGTTTTAGAAATCAGTTTCCAGTTCTCATCAAGGCGTGACTGGAAGAAAACCTGTTTCCCGGTAATCTCGGCAATATTCTTCTCAATAATTGCCCCGCGGGAATCCAGCCAGTCATCCAGCATGTAAATTGCATCACATTCAAACAACAGCCGGATATCTTCAATCATGTGATGCTCCCACGAAGCATCAGGATTAAAGCCTGATTTTTTCAAAGGGTTAACCGGGATACAGCAGAGCTCCTCCAGGTGTACTTCTGCTTTTTCAAATTTTTCCTTCACCTCACGCAGAGGCAAACCTGAAATTTTTCCTGAAATGTAAATTCTCATGATACGCTGATTTTAGTTCTTTGGTATTTTTTTATTCGCGCTTTCACAGCTTCCATCAAAGCATCCTGCCCGGAGGTTTTCCTCTCGATGGCTTTAATCACATCTTCATCCATTGTGCCGGAGGTAATGAACCGGTAAACCACAACAGGTTTAGTCTGGCCCTGCCGGTCAAGCCTTGCATTTGCCTGTTGATACAACTCAAGGCTCCATGTATTGCCAAACCAGATGATAATATTTCCGCCCGCCTGAAGGTTCAGCCCGTGACCCGCGCTTGCCGGATGAGCCAGCAACACCGGAATTTCCCCCCTGTTCCATGCCTTTATATCTTCGCGGCTGTCAAGCGTTCGCGGTTTATATGCTTTTAACTTTTTCTTTATGCGTTCAAGGTCGTGCTTGTAAGAATAGAAAATCAAAACCGGCTGACCTGTTGCCGCTTCAACCGTTTCTTCCAGGGCTTCCAGTTTAGCTGGGTGAACACTATGCCAGTCCTTATTCACATCGTAGATGGCGCCATTGGCAAACTGAAGCAGTTTATTTGTAAGTGCCGCGGCGTTCACGGCTGAAATCTCATCAGCATCCTCAATAGCAAGAATCTGATCCCTTTCAAACTCATCATATTTCAATTTGTCGCGTTCAGACAGGTAAATACGAACATCCTTTGTGATACGTTCAGGCAGTTGGAGGTAATCCTTCGCTTTCATGCTTATGCAGATATCCGAAATTTTGTTGTAAATCGCTTTCTGGCTTCCATCCAGCAGTTTGTAATCAAAAACTACATGTCCGTTTCTCCGGTTCGGCCTGAAATACGTCTCCCGGTAACGGGTAATGTTTTTCCCCAGGCGTTCGCCCATATCCAGAAGATATAGTTGCGGCCAAAGGTCGATGAGGCTGTTAGGTGCCGGAGTACCGGTAAGGCCAACCACCCGTTTCACCAGAGGCCGGACCATCCGAAGCGACTTAAACCGGATAGCTTTTGCCGATTTGAAACTTGAAAGCTCATCAATCACCACCATATCGAAAGGGAAAGCATTCTGGTACAGGCCAACAAGCCACGCCACGTTCTCGCGGTTAATCACATAAATATCCGCTTTCTGCTTCAGTGCTTCTTTCCGTTGTTTCTCAGATCCCAGAACAATAGACAAACGCAGGTGCCGGAGGTGATCCCATTTCAGGGTTTCCGTTGTCCATGTATCTTCAGCCACACGTTTAGGGGCAATTACCAACACCTTATCCACTTCCAGATCTTCATACATCAGTTTGTTGATAGCCGTTAACGTTGCCACAGTTTTCCCCAAACCCATGTCCATGAACAATCCTGAACCCGGATTCTCAATAATATGCTTTGTGGCATAGTCCTGATAAGGCCAAGGTTTATATTTCATTTTGCACCTCCCTTAAAAATTCAGAAAGCGTTTCAGGGGAGTCAACCACCCTTGCATCGAAACCCATCCTTCTTAACATTTCAATTCGTTTCACCTGGATCAGTGTTGGTTTTTTCCCTGTCGATTTCACCTCCACAAATTTGATAATTCCGCCCGGTAATAAAACGATCCTGTCCGGCATTCCGGTGAACGTGTGTGAATTGAACTTTAGTGCAATACCTTTTAGCTTTTGCGCCCCTTCTCTTAATTTTTTCTCCAGTAACTTCTCATTCATTTTCTCAGTATTTTTTAATTATGTTTAGTTTACGTTTGGTAAACACGGCAACACAAAAAAACGCCCATCTTTCTATATATACGTGTTAGGCAAACGCGCGGGTCCGGTGTGTGCTTTTTTTTCTCTAATCATACATTTCCCTTTTTTAGTAGAATTTGTGTTTACTGTGTTTACTTTTTCGCTGTATCTCCCTGTTTTCGGTATGTTGAATGGTAAACACGAAAAAAAATTTGTGTTTACTTCGTGTTTACTGTGTTTACCAGCTTTTTTTGAACGTTTCGTTCTAATATTCTAAAAAGGGCTTTCGTGTTTACTCGTGTTTACCACTTTTCGGGGTTCGTGTTTACCATCATTTTTCCTCTTATACACCCTCTGCCTGCCATATCCTTTTGTCTCAACAGGGTGCTTTGAACCCTCCCAATTTTCCATATTTTTCATAATATTATGAATATCTTTTGTATTAAATCTTGTCATTTCCGAAGGTTTGTTTCCGAAGCATTCATACCATATTTCCGCCACTGAGATTTTCTCCCTGAACCACGTTCCGGCCTCCCTCATCGACTCCTCAGTCAGGTAATAATTTCGCCTTTCCAGCCGGTCCCTTTCATACCAATTCTCAGGAATCGGGATGTCTATAAAATCACGGATAATTCCTTCGCGGTCATCCATCTCCGTGTGTTCAGCCTGCCGTTTACGGGCTTCATCCTCCAGCTTTTTATCCAGGTAAAGTTTTTCACCCGCTTTATATAAATTCACAGCCTCAGCCCAGATCTGATCCACTTCATAAGCCGTCAGGTCCTTATCGAAATCCTTTGTTGGCTCTGTAGCGTGTGTAACTTGCGGCCAGAAACGGCGGTTACCGGTAGGGTCCCTCAGAAAATCATTATTGTTATCCGTGCCGAAGAAAACACACTGCCGCGGGAAGTTCTCCACACGTTTCCCGTAAGCCACCCGGAAGCGGTCCTCCTGTTTTGTAATAAAATGCTTTACCGCCTCAAGTTCAGCCTTTTTGAGTTGAGCCAGCTCAGCCATCTCCACAATCCAGACCCCCTGAATCTGTTCATAAGCCTCTTTTCCTGAAACCGTGCTGAACGAATCCGAGAACCAATTGCGGCCAAGTTTACGCAGGATGGTACTTTTACCAATTCCCTGTTTGCCGATGGTCACATACACATAGTCGAACTTACATCCAGGCTGGAAAACACGTTTCACAGCAGCCGTCAGCGACTTACGGGTAGTTGCCCGGGTGTAAGGGCTATCCTCCACACCCAGGTAATCGATAAAAAGCGTTTCAACCCTTAATTTACCGTCCCACTTCAGGCGGTTCAGGTAATCCCTTACCGGGTGAAAAGAATTTTCCTCAATCACCAGCCGGAGTGCGTCCTCAATTTTCTGAACCCCTGTAATTTCGTACACCTTCTCCATGTATTCACGAACACCGGCGTCATCCGTATCCGTCATATACGGGTTTTTAGGGTCTATTTTGCGCCACGGCAAATCCCTGAGAACAATTTCACGGTTTTCGAACAAGTTTTTGGCAAACCTACCCTTCAGGTTATGATCATTGTTAAGGATGTGCTTCACATTGAACACCGTACTTTTGAAATTTCCTTTCTTGTCAGCATCCAGCAGCTTCATCCACTCCGTGTCAATCTCCTGATCATCGTCAGCATCCTGCAACCCTGCAAATTCTTCGCGTGCTGCTTCCAGCTTCTCAGCGCCTAATTGTTGCCTGACTTTCCCATCCTTAGAGGCATAATCCATCATGGCAGTGTAAGAAGGAAGTCTATTTGTCGGAGTGCCGGGCTTCGCATCCTCATCCTTCAGGCCGAACAAATGGATACGCACAAGGTCAAACGCATTGCAGAGTTTTCCACTTGTCGGGTCCGTACCGTGATGCGAATACGTGAATTTATCCTCATACACCACCAATCCGGCACTCGTTGAACCCTCTTTAAACGTGTAACGGTTATCGATGTCACACGACTCGTAAGCATCCGCAAGAACCCCTTCAAGAATATCAGTAACGGTATAAGTACGGCAATAAGCACCAACAATACCCGGTTTCTCCAACGGATCACCCTGCTTCTTAATTTCACGGCTCAGCACCGTTCCCGCCCGGTCACTCACAGGCCACTCACTTGCATCCTGCCAGTTCTTGTACGAACCCAACACCACATCCGCTTCCAGCCACGGGCCATCCTGGTAATGAAAGACATACTCACCGTCCTTTGAAGTGGAAGGCCAGTACATCAGGCGTTCAGGCTCGAACGTGGTATCATCGAACACATCAATACCCACATCACCCGCAA